GATGAGGAATTTCAAGCTATTTTACGAGATGGTGTAGAATATGACGAAGATGGTGGGGGTACAGTTTCAGATAGTGAAAAAGAAGCCCTGCATAGCCTTAGATTAGTGAGATAATGGAAATAAAAACAGACATTAACACACTAGAGGTAACGAACTTTCTAAAGAAACTTACAAGAAAACAGAAATCTGTAATAGATAAGGGGCTTAAAAGAGTATCTAATATGGCTATTCTCATGCTTACAAAGCGTACACAAGCAGGGAAACTTCCAGATGGGGGTAATATGAGGGCTTACGCAAAAGGTACTGTCAGAAGCCGAAAAAAGAGGGGTAGACAAACTGGATTTGTAGACCTTACCGATACTGGCAAGATGTTTAGAAGTTTAGACTTTAGAACTGGTGGGTTAAAAAGCACATTATTTTTTGCTAATAAAGAAAGAGAAAAGATTGCAAGTTATCACGATAGTCTAGGGGTAGGTCGAAAGAAAATAACCAGACCATTTTTTGCTATAGGAAAAAAAGAAGAAGATAAAATACAAGCAGAGTTTTCAAAGTTTTATTTTAAGCAGATGAGAATATGAGTAAAAGAGAAAACATAGCAAGCGATATAATTACAAAACTTGATGCAGTAACAAGCCCTATTGAGTTTAAAAAGCTAACAAGAGAACCATTTGAAGTTGAAGAACTTTCAGATGCACAGTTTCCTGCGATATTTATACAATCTGGCGATGAAACAAGAGAAATACTAAGCATAGGCGATACTGGTGCAGGCACTTATTCTGGCACGATAGATTTTTTATTAGTAGCTTTTGGTAAGGGAACAACATCAAATATAGATACAGTTAGAAACCAATTAATAGAAGTCATAGAAGAAACATTAGATGCTGATGTAACTAGGAATGGAAATGCAATAGATACACAAATTATTGAAGTTTCTACAGATGAGGGTACAATATACCCATATGGGGGTGTTAGAGTAACAGCAAGAGTATTCTATGAATTTACAAGAGGGAGTGCGTAATGGCTAAAGATATAAAAATGAAAAAAGGTAATGATGAAATTATCATTACTCAAGATTATTTGGAGCATTATAAAAAATTAGGCTACAAAATTAATGAAAAAAATGCTACAAAGAAAAAAGAAGAAGTGATAAACCAAGACGAAGAAAAGGAGGTCTAAATGGCTACACATCATGGAAAAGAGGGCGTTGTTACTGTAGGTGGAACTGCAATCGGTAATGTTACTGGATTCACAATAGATACCACACATGACGTTGTTGAAGATACTGCATTAGAAGATACAAGCAAAACTTTTAAAGCAGGTAGAGGTACATTTACTGCTTCTATTGATATGATTTACAATGAGGAAAGCACACAACAAGCATCTTTAACACAAGGTTCTAGTTTAAGTTTTGAATTTTTACCAGAGGGCAATGCTTCTGGAGATGAAAAATTTAGTGGTACTGGTATTGTTACAAGTATGTCAGTTGGTGTTACTTTAGATGGAATGACAACAAGAACTGTAGCATTGCAAGGTAATGGGGCATTAACAATCGGCACAGTTTAATTTATGTCAGAAAATTTTGATTATTTTGATGGCATAAGAGACCATTACAGTAACCTTGACACTCAAATTATTGAAGTGCCAGAGTGGGGCTTAGTAGGGGATAAAGCAATTTATACCAAGCCTTTTAATATGCTTGAGAAACAAAAGATATTTAAAGGTGCTACTAATACTGATTTGTTAGTTTTAATTGATGTAATTATTGAAAAGGCTTTAACAAAAGATGGCGATAAAATGTTTAATGCAAGCCACATCTTAAAGTTTAAGACAAAAGCCGATACCAATATAATTGCTGAAGTTGCTACAAAGATAATGGGAACTGGAAACGCAGACCTAGAAGATAATAAAAAAAACTAAAGAATAACCCAGAACTACACAATATATTTGGGTTAGCTGAAAAACTTCATAAGTCGGTTTCCGAAATCTTGCAAATGACAGTTCAAGAGTTTAATATGTGGATAGCATATTATGAACTTCAAAGGATAGAGCAAGATAGACAAGAACGAATAGCAAGGGCAAGACGTGGCAACTAAACAAGTAAATATCGATATTATAGCCAAAGATAAGACCAGAATGGCTATGCAATCAGCCACAAAAGGGGTAGATAAGCTAAAATCATCAGTATTTAACCTTAGAAACGCTTTATTAGGTTTAGGTGCAGGTTTTGTAGCTAAAGGGTTTTTAGATACAGCTAGAGAAGTTGAAAGACTTAGAGTAAGGTTCAAATTTTTATTTGATGACGCTAGAGAGGGTGCAAAAGCCTTTGACAGTTTAGTTAAATTTGCAGGGCAAGTACCCTTTTCATTACAAGAGATACAAAGAGGTTCTGCAAATCTTGCAGTAGTTTCTAAAAATGCAGATGAATTAAATACATTACTAAAAATTACTGGAGATATTGCTTCAGCATCTGGTTTAGATTTTGCAACTACAGCAGAACAAATACAAAGAACTTTTTCTAGTGGAATAAACTCAGCAGATTTATTCAGAGAAAGAGGTGTTAAGGCTTTATTAGGTTTTGAAGCAGGTGTAAAGATTAGTGCTGAACAATCACGAAAACATATATTAGATGCTTTTAGAGATGGAACATTAGCAGTTGTAGGTGCTAGTGAAGATATGGCAAAGACTTTTGATGGTACTTTGTCAATGATTGGCGATAAAGTCACAAGATTTCAATTAGCTGTAATGGATTCTGCCCCATTTGAATTTCTAAAAAAGGCAATGATGCTTGTGGAAAGAGAATTAGAAAAGAACTTTGGTAGTATTGAAAAAGCAGGAGAAAAATTTGGAAAAACTCTTGTAGAGGGGTTTAAAGATATTTTGATAGGTAGTGCAAAAGTTTTAGATTTTTTAACCCCTATGTTTTCTTTTTTAACAAAATCAATAGTAAATCTTGTCAATCTTGCTCAAAGCGTTCCTGCACCATTTGATACTTTAGGTATTATTGGATTTTTAATGTTAGGCAAAAAAGGCAAGGCGATGATACTGCTTATCGGTGGGTTTATGGACAATATAAGGTCTGGTCTTGGTTCAATATTAGATACAATGATTGATATTGAGGAATTTGGAAATAGATTTGGTGGTCGTTTCTTTATGAGCGATGAGGAAAAAAAGAAATTTGACGATAAAATAAAATCTATGAAAGAAAGAGTTCAGGAATTAAAAACACCACTTGCCGAAATAGATGACAAAGCAAAAGAATCTGGAGATGGCATGACATTATTTGGTAAAAAGTTTTCATCAACATTAGATTTAGGAATAGAAAAATCAGATAAATTTGAAAAAATGGTAAGAAAGTTTTTAAAATCTATTGAGGGAACAAAAGAAATAGATAAGGTTTTTCCAGAAAAGTTTGTTGATATCGGCATGGGTGATGAGATAGATAACGAAATACAAAAAGTTGGAATGTTACAACAAGCCTATCAAAGTTTTACTGGTGGTTTTATGGAATCGGTAAATGCACAAAAAGATGGATTTAAACAAATAGAAGATATTGGAAAAGCTAGTTTTGGCAAGTTAAAACAAACACTTACAGATTTTGTAATGACTGGAAAAATGAATTTTGCAGACTTTGGAAAATTCGTTGTAAAAATGTTTATTGAGATGTTAATAGGCGAAGCAGTTAAAATGGCTTTTACTAAATCACTAGCTATGTTCAAAGCAGATTCGATTAAAAAAGCCTTGATAAGTGTTTATGAGGGTGCTTTAAAAACTTTTAAAGAAATACCATTTCCATTTAATATTTTAGCAGTTGGTGGGGCAATAGCCTTTGGTATGGGTTTAGTAAATAAAATCAAAGGTTTTGAAAAAGGTGGTAGACCACCAATAGGTGTTCCAAGTATTGTTGGAGAAAAGGGTGCAGAGTTATTTGTACCAGACCAAGCAGGAACTATTGTGCCAAATGATAAGCTAGGCATGGGTAAGCCAGTAACAGTTAATTTTAATATTAATACAGTTGATGCCAGAGGGTTTAATGAGTTATTAGTAAATAGCAGA